TCGAATTCCAAAGAATTTTTTTATTTTATCTACTACACCACCAAAAAAACCTGAGATTTTATCCCAAAGCCAGGCTCCGGCATCTGAAATACCCTGCCACAAACCTTTGATTAAATTGGTCCCAACCTGGGCAATTTGCCAAATAGATCCTGTAAAACCTTTAACCAGTGCCGCAATAATTTGTGGCACTGCTTTAACAACCTCTACTATAATTGCTGGAAGGTTCTTAATCAGCGAAACCAACAGCATGATTCCTGCTTGAATGATCTGTGGTATGCTGCCAATAATAGCATTCACAAGGGAGGATACAATCTTTGGTATAGCGGTAATAACTGTTGTAATAATTAGTGGTAGATTTTGAATCAGTGCCACTAGCAGTTGAACCCCAGCATCAATAAGCTGTGGGATTGAGCCCAAAATCGCTGTGATTAATCCGTCAACAATCTGAGGAATTGCTTCTACAATGGCGGTAATGATTTCTGGCAAAGCACCAATTAAAGATGTCAGAAGCTGAATACCAGCCTCGATTATTTGAGGTATTGCGCCTATAACAAAATCTACTATGCCAGTAATAATGGCTGGCAAAGCCGCGATCAGCACTGGAAGGGCATCTAAAATACCTTGAGTTAATCCAAGTACAAGTTGCAGAGCTGCTTCTAAAACCATAGGAAGGTTATCCAAAAGCCCCTGTACGATTTGTACCACCGCTGAAACTGCAGCGGGAATTAACTGTGGCAGAGCTTCTGCAATTCCACTTATTATGGTGCCAATCATTTGAATACCTGCTGTAATTAGCGCTGGAAGTGTTTCAATGATTCCATTGACTAATGTCATCAGTAGCATGACTGCGGCTTCTGTTATTTGCGGTAGTGCAGAGGTAAGCCCTTGAACCAGAGAAATAATAATCTGCGAAGCAATATCTACTACAATTGGCAACTGCTCAGATATAAACTGAACTGCTTCCTCTAAGATTCCTCCAAAAGCATCAATTAAGCCTTGAACACCGTCTTTTTCAAATGCTCCAGACAATTCATCGACCCAACCATTAACCATGGGAAGAACGGTACCGGAAAGCATAGTTGTTAAGCCTTCAGCAAGTTGGCCCTTCAATGAAGCAACACCATCTTCGAGAGTTGCCATCTGCCCAGAAAAGGTTTTTGACTGAGCTTCCATTGACCCATAGAAACGCCCACCTTCCGATGTAGCTGAGGCAAACGCTTCTGCGACCATATCTGCAGATATTGCCCCTTTGGACATTTCATCCTTAAGTTCACCAATGGATTTTCCTGTCTTACGCGAGATTTCCTCTAGTGGGTTAAATCCTGCATTAATCATTTGCATCAAGTCCTGTCCGGTTAACTTACCAGTAGAGGACATTTGTGCAAATGCCAGTGTCAGGCTTTTGAACTTCTCGGCATCTCCCTGAGATATATCACCCAGCTGCTTCATGCGTTTTTGAGCTTCTTCTGCAGACATACCAAAGCTCATAAGGGTTTGAGCTGATTGGGCAAGATCCTGCATTCCAAATGGTGTAGCTGCTGCTTCTTTTTTCAGATCATTAACCAGCTTTTGAGCTTTAGCCTCATCACCAAGCATGGTGGTAAAGGAAGCTGTGTAGTTTTCCATTTGAGCGTTGTACTCAACGCCATCTTTCATAGCGCCTATAAAGGCCTTTCCAATTCCCGCAATGGCTGATCCTAAAGCTTTTACCCCACCAATTATGGCTTCTGATAGTAAATTTGCTTTAAGTACATCTCCAAAAATAGAGGTTTTTTTGCTAGCATCATCCATTTCATCGCCAACATCATCAACATTATCTGCAAGTTCATTGGCTGCATCAGCGGCATCTTCCATGTTATCAGCACTGTCATCTGTGGCGTCGGCATGGTCTCGTAGCGCTTTATGGTTATTTTCAAGTTCCCGCTCCATGCCATTAAGTTCAGCCAAAGCTTTATTTAGTTGAATCTGCCAGTTTTGAGTTCTACGATCGTTTTCTCCAAAAGAAGTAGAGGCGTTATCTAGGGCAGCTCGTAGTGTCTCTATTTTTTCTTTTTGTGCATCAATGGATTTTTCTAATACTTCATTTCGCGCAGTTAAGGCTTGGATGGATTTATCATTTTTATCAAACTGGGAACTGACTAGAGCCATCTCACTACCTAATACTTTAAATGCTTGGTTAATGTCACGAAGTGCATTTTTGAATTCCTTTTCGCCTTCCACTCCGATTTTTAAACCAAAATTATCTGCCAAGATTACCGCCTCCTTTCTTTGAAAGATCAAATACCATAAGGAATAATGTCATCGATGTAAATCTTCCGTTTTGGTTTGGACATTCCAAGAAACTGCTTATGGCACTCCCATAAATCCATAAGCGTGCCAATAGGTGTAAGCCATGTTTCCTCTTCGGTACGATTTAAATGAACTGTCCCGTAATATAAAAGCCGGGTAAAGAGTTCATTCTCGTTTACCCGGTTTGCACGTTTTTTGAGTCATCTTCAGATTCTACATTTCTCTTGGTTCCCTTAAACATTGCTTCTGTCAAAGCGTTCTTATAAGTAGCTAGTTCCAAAGGAGAGGTTAGAAGTTCAACTTCTTCTTGAGTAAGCAGCGGCTTTTTATTATCTGGATTTCGAAGGTTGTGAATGAGTAGGCTCTGATTGGCCATTAAAGTTATCAACCAGACTATTTCATCCAGTGCCATTTCGAAGTTCTCAGACTTCATTAATTTCTCACCCAAATTTTCAAGACCGCCATATCTCCCAGCAATTTCTTTTGTAGCTTTAGTGGTAAGAATAAGCTCATACTCCTGCCCGCCAATATTGATCTTTGCACTTCTTTCCATTCCAATCCCCCTTATTCTCCACTTCCGCCAGAAGCAGCAAATGTAGGCTCATACACTTCGCTATACCAACCATTAATAATTGCCTGGGTTACGCCCTCATCACCCTCGTTTACTTCTGCTTTCCATGGATGCTTACCCTGACCATCCAGCTTATTTCTACGAAGTACTGTTCCTTCAATGGTCGGAGTTGAGAAAGTAATACTATCACCTTTGGTCGCCAAGTTTGTTGCAGGAATTCCAAACTTCACACGATACAGCCAAAAGTATCGGTATTTACCGTTTGCTTTTTGTGCTCTAAAGCCAATTGCAACAGGAGCCCCTCCATCCTCACTGGTTGAAATGAGTACATGGTTGTCATCAATGGTTGCTCCTGTTAAATCTCCTGCAGCTGCTACCCCTATATCATCAATACCGAGAGTTAGGGTACCACTTTTAAATTCTTTGACAATTTCAGCGGCACCATCATCGGCATAAAGAGTGGCCTCAGCAAGCTCAACGGAAAGTTCTGCACTGATTGCTTTTGCCAGCGGCATCGGTGTATCATAGGTTTCATCACCGTTGTCATCTTCGGTGATTTTTGCATAATAAAGTCTATCAAGACCGATTGTAGCCATGTTTTATTCCTCCTTTTCCAATTGAAATTCATATGGTTTAGCCACATCTATGGCATAATGATGATAATCGGTATCATCCTCATGTCCGATGTATCGACGATCCGTTATCGTAAAATCCGCACCTAGAAGAGTGCGGACAATTGCATTTTTTATAGCTGTATAACTACCTTTAACAAATAAGGAAAGTCTGGCTTCCTGTACTTCATATCCCGGTGTGTTATCCGCATGAACCTCAAACAAATCAATAAGAGGTGTAATCACAAGATAAGTATCAGGAGGAACACCAGAAAATCTTCCTGTTTCTACTGGGATACCGCACAAATCTGCTATGAGATTAAGCTCATTTAATATACTCATAAGTTTTCGACCTCCTGCTCAAACCTCTTCTTCATAGCGTCAATACATGCTTTTCTTGAAGCCCTTCTTGCAGGCTTTAAAAATGGTTTTGGTGGCTGACCCGATTTTCCGTATTCGATGATATTGGCAATCTTAGCGTTACTTTCGCCGCTTCTTCGTGGCTCCTTAAAACCTATCTTCACGTTGAAATTGCCATTTCGGTCCACTTTAGCAGGAGAGAGACCCAACGAACTAATAAGCTCACCTGTAGACCGACTTTTTTCTTTTGTTCCACTACCAACTACAGCTTGCAAATTAGATCTAACCTTTTCCAAAACGATTTCCCCGCCTGACTCAAGTACCTTTGGAATGATTTCATCCGTCTTATCGCCAAGCTTTGAAAGCTTTAAAAGAAAATCCTCAGGCATTTTCACTTGTACCTTAGCCACTTGACCCCACCACCTTTTTTGCCAAGGCTTCAATATACATGCCTCGACCTTTTACATCTTCAACATTTGTAATCTCATAGCGGCCATCATTACACACAATCACCATATTGGTAGATACCTCAACATCAGGTATCTTACGAAAACGAAACAGCGCAGTTGCTTCAGAAAATGTCGCTCGGTTAGCCCACTTTTCATTTCCATGACGATCTTCCTTATAAGCACGAACGGAAGCGAGGATGGTGTCCTTAGATTTACCGAAGCCTTCACTGTCTTTCGTTCTTTCAACAGAAATGAGATCGATAAAGGTATTCATTTTTCCAAAACTCATACTCTACACCTTCCAATCCCGGTCAAGCCTGAGCAGTAAATTTACAGTGTTCCAAACCTGCTGGCCTGCCTGCACGTTATCAGCAAAAAAGCCGCCAGTGCTACCATCCCTACTTTCATAGAAGTGAGATGACAGCATAATGACGGCCTGCTCGGTAGTTGGCGGCATTGTGTTCTCATTATAATGACCTTCCGGTACATGCTGGTAACTCTCGGCATATGCGATAGCGGTGGTGATGTACATTTGAAGAAGTTCATCATCGCGATCGTGCTCAAGAATTAGATTTGCTTTAACTTTTTCTAAAAGTGTCATCACCATCACTATCCTTTCTAAGGTGTATCTCCATTCATGATTCCTGCAGTTTTCAGCTTACTGAGCAAGGCATTAAAGTCCGTCACTAGAGCTTCTACAGTTTCCGCAGTGCTTGCCGGTTGATTTTCAAGAACAGGGAGCCCAGTTACTTTGGCTCCCTCTTCAATGACAAGCTCTCCACCAATAACGGTTTTTTCTCCACCTTGTTCGGTGTAGTTCTTTGCGCTATAGCTCATAATTTGCACCTCCCATTAAGCCTTCTGCTGAAGAACTTTGATGGCTTCAGGTAGAATGAGCTTTCCATCTACACGCTGGCTTGCAAGGAAACCAACCTGCCCAGTAGTTGCAAAAAGCTCGTTTAAACGTTTGAAAGAACGCCCCTGTCTGTCAGCAATCCAATAGTATCCGAAATCACCGAAAGCAATCGTCTTTGCTCCGGCTTCAATAATAGGAGCATAAGCAGAAGTGTAAACCGGACGATTCAGCAACGTATCTGGAGTACCTGCTGTTAAAGAAGGCTGCCACAGATATTGACCTTGACCGTCTTTCAGTTTACGGATTGCTTTTACTGTTGCGTCATTCATCAGGAATACTGCGTTCTTTCTGTA